GAGAATAGTGCTCCCATCGGCTGACCAACTGCATATCGAATATCCTCAAAGGAATCTTTTCTATGCAACCTATACGCCCTTCCCACTAGGAGAAGGGCTATAGCGCCAGCTACCTCAGCGCCCCAAAGGGCAGCCCAGATAGCTCGTTGGAGCCAAAGAGGAATCCTATCGGTCGCGGCGGTCAGATCTAAAGAGAAAAGACCACGCGCCGACCGGAGGAAAGCTAGAGGAGCGACCTGATTAAAGGTCCCATCCATTCGAACACCCCTAAGGATGTCGAAGGTTAACTGATGGAACGGATAGAGGAGCCATTGGCTCCACGCATCCACCATCGCGAAAACCCTAACTTTCCCGGCTGCCTCCTCTTTCGTACCTAGTTTACCTAGGTACGCGAGGGGTTTCACGAGAGGTTTCCCCTCGAATTCGACGAAAGCGGCACTTGCGGCCACTTTCATACCAAATTTAACTTTGGTATAGTCCAGCGCTCCAAGGAGCAGTTGGACTGCCTCATTCAAGGCGGAGTTCTCAACTAAGGCCCTATAGGACCTTAGGAGAATCCAGGGCATGGTATTCCATTGCCCCAAGATCCCCGAAACCCCTGGTCCCCCTTTAAACATAGTGAAAACTGAGTTCGCACTATATTTATTAAGGGTGGATTTTAAGTAACCATCACTAAACCTCGTTTTAACGAACAGTTTAATGAACAACGGGATGTAGGAAAGGATCATTCGATCCAATCCCCCATGACCGGTGCTGGGCGCTGAAATTGTTTTCAATTTCAGGGTCCCTGGGAACTCTATCACCCGGTAGACGTTAACCAAAGTCAACGTCACCCGGATGGCCACGAGGTCTCCAGCCCGAATTCTCATTCGGATATGCTGGGGTATCCATCGTGGTAACCCATGTTTGGTTCTTGCGAACCGAACACCCAGAAGGCCCGAATCTCGGACCATATGAGCACCTAGTGACTGTTGCACAGAGGTCCCTGAAGCCTTAAGAAATTTCGTAAGGCCCCGGGGTCCCTGCGCCCGTACTAGGGCTTTACAGGTTCATACAAAGGTACAGATGTATCTAATTAATCCTGACGTTACTCGAGCATCCGCTACAATGAACATTCCTTTAAGAATGTTCACGAGCGGACGTCCACCTTTTACGGTGAACATACCATGGAAGTTATCCAGGTTAAAGTGCAATCTCAGCAACGTAGTTTTATAAAGGCCTTTAAAGGTTTTCATTTTGCTATGTTGTTTAGGTACATGGTTGGGTATCCATATCATTCGATATCTAATCTAGTCTGTGGGAGTTAGTAAAATTCCTACACCACTTTTCAATACACCGGATGACTTAGGACTGGTGTGCTAATCAACGCTCACGCGCAGATCTGCCCCAGTACGGAACGAATCCGTAGTTACCGCCATGGTTTGCGACCTGTCTGAGGACCTCTTTCGAGGACATCGTTAGATGCAAGGACATTAACTGGACTAATTCCAACTTCGGTTTGCCCGTGGTTATCTCTTGATAAATAGAGTGCCACAGCGCGCCGCAGGTAGCCAGATATGGCTTCGGAATTGTCCGGTGAGGTCGCTCGCGACTAGTCTTCAATTTTACCCTGAAGACCTCCGCGAGTCCCTCTCCTATGGACGTTTAAACATCGTTGTTTGACCTTACAGCAGAAATGCAGTAGGTTAGCATCGAAGGATTTAATCATCAAACTAGAGCTGGTTCTCTAGTCCAGTCAAAAGACTGAACCCCAGGGAATCGCACCCTGGAATTTTCATAAACCCCCCAATAACTAACACTTACACGTCTAAAGGTAAGGCCTACCAAATTGGTAAAAATGGCCAACCACGTCGCCAGTACATAGGATATCAGATCGTTTAGGGCTGAATCTCACGATTTACGAGATTTCACGCTAACCTT